GCCGTAGTCGATGGCGTACTCGATTGCTTCCCACAGGACTTGCGTAAACACCTTCTTGTAGGCGTTCTGCTTTTGCGTGGCGCTGCGTACGAACGGGGCATGCGCGGTCAGGCTGGCGGTGTATGCGGCCATGTCGGCGCCGCTGCCGGTGGCGAGCCATTCGGGGGCGTTCCAGCGGCAGCCGGCGCCTCGTAGCGTTGCATGCAGGATGTCGATGAAACCCGAGGCGTTGCCAGCTCCCGGCGGCTGCACGTATTGCATGCCGCGTGGGATGTCGGCGATGGTGCCGGGCTCGAATTGCTTGTAGTTGATCTGTTGACCCGTGAGCGGGTTGGCGCGCGTGAAGTCGATCTGCTGCGTATTCAGGAAGTTCTGGATCTGTGCCTGCGTCGCCGATTCGTGCTGGCGGATATAGGCGAGGGCTGACTGCACGGCGGCGCCCTCGGCCATGTTGTTGCGCAGCTTTTCGGCTACCGTGAACGCATCGTGCGTGCTAAATGCGAAGTCGCTCAGGCCGCGCTTCACCGTGCGCTTGACATTAATCTTGAAGTGCAGCATTTCCTCGATGGGCACTTCCTCGCGGATTTGGTTGTCGTGGTTGGAAGGGTCGGCCATGTAGAGGACGTTGTAACCGTAGACCGTTTGCACATCCTCCGGGTCGGTGTGGATGCCGAACGACCAGTGCTCCTGCGTTGCCTCCGGCACACCGGTCATCGAGACCTGCTCGGGCTCGACGCAGCGGACGGTCATGCAGCGGTTGTCGTTGTCGGGGTAGAAACGGAGGAAGAACTCGCCGTCTTCGCGCGATCGCCAAAAGAGTTCGCGTTCCCATTCGGACCAGGCATTGACGTCGCAGAACTCGTCCATGATCTCCTGGACCTTGAGGGCGAATGATGAGGGCTTGGCGCTCTTCTTGGTGTCGCCCTGGCTCTTGCGGTCGACGACGCGATACTGGAAACCGTCGCCGATGACATAGGCTTGCAAGCCGCTCAAGAGGCCAATGGCGTAGCCATTCATCGTGCACAGCAGGCGTGCCTGGGCGCGAAGCAGCGAGAGCTGGGATTCCGTGTTCCAGAAGGGCCAGTTCTGGCCGTAACGGCGGTCCGTGGGTTGGCTGATGGGATAAGCGAGCCGGCCGCCGTCGCGGTAGCGGTCGAGGAGATCGACATACGAGCTGAGCCAGTAATCCCAGTTGGCGGAGGCTTCAAGGACGCGCTCGGCGTTCTTGAGCTGATGCAGCTCGAGCTTGGCGCGAATGAGGCGTTTCTGCTCGCGGATTTCTCGAAGGCTCAGAGACTTGTCGGCCGGGCCGTTGGGGTTCGCGTCCATGCGAGGTATCTCCTTGTCAGTGTTGCCGACCCAACTTTCTTCGAACGACGATGCTGTCGTGGGACGCCATGACGCGCGAACTTTTCATGGAGGAAGCGGAGCCGCGCCTGTCATGGCCAGGCTGCGGCGTAGTAACGGTCGTCTGTCAGCAATTGCCGGATTTCCGCGAGTGCGGTGCGGCGCTGGCGGACCCAGGCGCTGCCATCCGTCGCGGTGGTGGCCAGGCGCCAGAAGCGGGCGCTGGCGTTTGCTTGCTCCAGCAAGCCGGTGATCTGCTCCGCGTGGTGTAACTGAAGCTGACGGCGTTCGCGGAGCCAGCCAGCCTCGGCCTCGGCGAATCGGGCCAGAGCCTCGCAGGTGGCCTGAGGAGGGAGGAGGGCAGTGTCGGTGAGAGGCGGGGCGTCGCGCAGCTCGCGATACGCGGCCCGGCACCAGTGCACTTCCGCGCGGTAATCGTCGCGCCGCCACCTTTCCACGTCTCCGGCCAGCTCCAGGATTTGCGCCGTGCGGATTAGCGCGGCGAAGAGATCGGTGGGGACCTGCCTGGGGAGCGGCAGGTCCATGGGGAGGATGATCAGCAAGTAGGCGAGGAGGGACATGGTGGTACTCGGGGGGTGGCGAGGTCAGAGACCTACGCCCAGCGCGGTGCCGGTGAGCGGCGAGGTCGGAGACCTGCGCCGAGCGCTGACCTACGCCGAGCGCTGCACCGGGTCGTGGCACAAGCTGTCAGCTTGTGCCACAGGGGTGCGGCTCCAGGAGGTTGCAGGGAAAATCTGTCACTTAGCGCCAGCGGCGAACGAGGCGGGGGCCGGTGGCGTAACGCCGTTCGTGGCGCGGACTGAAATAGAAGGAGAGGTCGAAGCGCGGGCGCTGGCAGGCGTAACAGGGACAGGGGCCATTGCAAGTGCAGTCCTTGGGCTCGCAGCAACCACAGGAGGGAGAAGGGGGCGGCGCCTGCATGCCTTGCACAATCGGACATTGGCCGTCCTGGCACGATGGGCATGGCGGACCAGCCAGGGCGGGCAAGGCCAGCAGGAACAAGGCCACGATGGCCAGAACAACAAACAATGTTCGATGCTTTTGCATGGGAAGAATCCTTTCAAATGGGTTAGCGGAGCTGCGTCAGGGCAAAACCGTCTGCCAGGCGCTCCGCAAACGTGTGGCCTTCAAAACGACCTGGTTCGATCGGGGCCGCGCGATGAATTCGGTCCCTGGCCGCGAGCCGGACAGGATCGCACCGGTGCCGCGCCCAAAGATACGGGTGGTGCTCCACGTCGCGGCCGAGATGCTCTCCACAGATGGGGCAATAGTCGTCCATGTCAGTCATTCGAACTCGGGGTCAGGGCTTGCCGTCTGGCGGCTGGGGCAAGCGTGGGTTTGCTCGTGCGGCAAGATTGCGGGCGCGAGTGGCCAGGCGGGTTCGTTCAGGCAATCTCGAGGCGGTAGATAATGGGGTTGCTGTCGCCAGGTCCCAGAAATTCCGCGCCCTGCGCCAGGATCAGCACGTCCCGCGTGGCTGGGCGGAAGACCGCCCCAGTGATCAGGTGGCCGCAATTCCAGGCCATGGATGGAAATTGGCTGCCGAGGCTGAACGTGCTGTCGGGCCGGGCCTGCCAGGGTTGAAGTTGGCCGGTGGCCACGGCCGCGAGCGTTGCCAAACCGTAGACGTAGACCACGTCCCGGCAGTGCTGCGCGTGTTGACCCTTGGAGCCGACGTTGCAATCAGCCTGGAGTGTGCCGCCGGCGGCGAGCTGTTCCTTGCCGTTGCCGTACCAAAAAGCGCCGTAGCCCTGGCTGGCGAAGACAAGCAAACCTTGCTTGTCCGGCAAATCGATAAAGCAACCGGCGCGTGCATAGTCCGCAGAGCCCCAAACGCCGAGGCCCTCCGCAGACACTGGACCAAATTGAAGCGTGCCGGCAGGACAGGGAGATAAGGTCTTTCCGCCAGTTCCACTGTAAATCGTGTAGTCTCCCGGCCGCGGCAGCCGGGTGCCGTAAGGATTGGTACGATCGGTCGAGGACTCGGGGTAGTCGAGCAATGTCTTGGAGGTGAGCGTTAGCGGCGCTCCGGGTGCCGGAGTATCGACTGCAAGTGCATTCGGCCCGAAGCTGCAGTGGCTCGCCCCAGATGTCACGCCGGCGCCAAGGCAGAGTGTACGGCCGGCAGTGTACTTCTGGGCGAACGACGCGGGCAGCTTGTACGCCCATTCGCGCGCCAGTTGCGAACTGACATCCAGGCGGTAAGGTCCACGAGCGACTTGGCCACTACCCGCAAAATCGATCGCCACCAGGCAAGGGTCGGCCTTGGGCGACACGGCGTAGTTGCCGCCGTAGAGGGCGTAGAGCGTGCCGTTATCCCAAAACAGTCCTTCTGTAGTCGGTGTGCCGTTATTGGGATCGACGGTGCGCAAACCGCCATAGATTGCGGTGCCAAAATTCTTGACCAGGGCAGCACGGGGAAACTTGAGTGGATCGCTCCCGGCCGCAAGGACGTTGCTAACCTGGAGGATGTTGTTGCCGAGGCGGCCGATCGTGAACAGTGTGTTCGAGGTCGGGTCGTAAGCCAAACCGCCGTAGGGGTTGACTTCGGTCGCCAACTTGGGCAGCAGCTGGCCGCCAGCGAGCGTGAAGTCCGTTGGCTGGACTACCGGCGCAATGTCGGCAAGCCACTGTGTGGAGGCGCCGGGTTTTGCCGGAGAAGTCGAAACCGGTGGGTCGAATAGGTCAAATTGCTGAGCGCCAATCGTGACCTTGGAAGTAATCTCACTCATGGATAGTTACTCCTCGCTGCCGGGTCGTTGAGGCCAAAACAAATGGCCGCACAGGACGCCCACGGCAAAGGCAATGAGCGGTGTTCCCTGCGAGGCGAACAGCACACGCCGGCTGATCGTTGCGTCCACGCCCCACAGTGCGTACGCGAGCGCGTCGTAGGCGATCATGACGACCGTGAAAAAGAGGATGACAAGCCAGGTAATCAGGTTGCCGCGTTGATTCATGGTTGGATGTGCTCCCGCTGGATTTCGTGCCAGGTTTTGCCGCCGTCGCTGGATTGTTCGAGAAGAACATCGTGGCCCTTGGTCGCCGGGGCTCGGGGCTCGGTGGCGGGCGGCCGAGGCTCGGGGCTCGGTGGTCGGGAATCGGAAACGCCAGGTCGGGGATCAGGCAAGGGCTTGTAAAGCGCGAGGCTGGCCCAGGTCCCGCCAACGACAAGGGCGGCGCCGAGGACGACTGCCAGGGTGAGCTTGGCAGCGCCGCCGCCCTTGTCGATCATGTTCATGTGGATGCCTTGCCGGTCCATGAGCGGCCAACCGAACTTGGGTGCGGCACTGGGATCCATACCCATCGATCGGTAAGCCGCCATGGTGGCTAACTCCTTGTCGCACGCGAGATGAAAGGTTTGCAGCGCGTTGTCGAGCGCGGTTTCCGTCTGCACCATGTTGGCCAACCAGAGGAACAGGCGCTCTTTGAAGTTCAGCGCGGCCATGCGGCCCTCCAAGAGAGGACGGGGGCGGGGTCGGGGGATCGAGAGGCGCGGGACACGGAAAGAACCCCGGGGCCTCGGGCCGAAACCTGGGTACTTTGGTTCCGGACACCGAGGCCCGAGGCCACGCCTTCGACTTGTCTACTTCTGGGTGGGCGGCGTTTGCGTTGCAGGCGTCACATGGGCCAGGTTCATCAGGGCCATGGACAAAACGCTGGCCAACGAAGAGATGGCGCCGGCGCCGGCATTCTCCGGCTGACCAGCGGCCTTGAGCGTTTGAATGCTCGCGGCTTCCACAGGGTTGGATTGTGCGGCACGGACTCCGAACATGGCCGAGAGCCGGCCGCTGTTCTCCGTGGCTTGCTGAATGGATAGGTTGCCGATTTCGTTGAGGCGGGCCATGGCGCCGGTGAAGACCATCTGCGGGTCGAACCCGCTGCTAGTGCCGCTCACCGTGACCGTGGGAGTGGCGCCGCCGGTTGCCGTCGTGTCGGGCATGGGAAACAAACTCCTCTGCTAGGGGTTATTGGTTGCGGGGACAATCCGTATCCGCTGGATCTTGCCCGCGTTTGCTGCTGATTGTTGTTCGAGTGCTTCGATGCGTTTCAGGAGCGGGTTCAGGTCCGCCGTGTTGCCGGAAGGACCGGGTGGGCCCGCGGGACCAGCGGGACCCACCACGCCGACCTTGCCGTCCTTGGCTGAGGGGCGATTCTTCAAATCGTTCACCTGCGTTTGCAGGGCGTCCAGCTGCTTGCTGACCTTGTCCAGGGCGGCCAGCGCGGAAGAGAACTCCTGAGCCGGTGTTGGTGACGGACCAGAGGGGGGAAGAACAGGAGGAGTTGGTCCCACCGGCCCAGGAGCGGAAGGAGGAGTGGAAGGAGAAACGGGAGATGACGGTTGCTGAGGTCGCCGCAGACGCGGAAACCAACGAAAGCATTTCTCATCGAGAAAGCGCTGAATATCGGCAACGCCGGTCACGCTGGAGGTGCGGCCATCGCTGCCCCAGAGCACGCCGACGAGCGCCCCGTCGGCTGCGCGGAAGACGCCGCTGCCGCTGTCGCCTTGCTGGACCGGGAAACTGAGGCCGAGCACCGCGGCGCTGCCGGTTCGGCCGACGAGGCCAAGCGCTTGCCCGCCCCGCGGCACCGGCCCGTGACCATGCGGATAGCCGACTTGGTACACCTGTTCGCCGCGCGCAATCGGGCTGTCCGCGACGCTTGTCATGGGTATGCTTGCGCCGGCCTGGATGGCGACCGCTGCGAGGTCGGCTTGGCTGTCGCTGCCGAGATACGATGCTTGCAGGCGTTGACCGTCCGGAAAGGTGACTATCAGCTGTCCGACGCCGTCCGAGAAGAGATGTTTGCAGGTGATCACGCAGCCATACGATCCTTCCCTGGCAATGACGGTGCCGCTGCCCGATTCCACGAGATTGCCACGATAGTTCTCAATGCGCACGCTGCAAGCAACGCAGCGCGGATCGACACGAGGGATTTGAGGAGAGGGGCGAGGGGCGAGGGGCCATGGGTTGTATTCGCTGACGGCGGGCGGTGCGAACTGCACCGAGGGCGGTTGGCCCCACGGCGCGCAGTGCCCGCCCGGACACTGGGCTGGTGCCAGCGCGGGCAAGGCGAACAGTACGAGGAAGACTGTGGTGTATTTCATAGGCTCGCCCTCTCCAACAGGTCGTGTTCCGCACGCGCCTCTTTCTCCGTGGCGTGCCAGGTTTCGTTAAGCGTCTCCCATGGCCGGCCGACATGCTTCCGCTGACGTTGCACCAGGAATAACAATGAGCGCGTTTCCGGATCGCCGAGGAGTCCGACCCAACTGGTGACGATGCAGACCGCCGGCGTGTCGGCGAATGATGGCGTACTTGCGATCGCGAAATTTCGCGGCCCATTGTTCTTTGGAGATGGGCCGGCCGGTGCGATCGAAGTAGCGCATCGCTAAGTACCTACTGGTCCCAGGATCAAGCCCCCCCTTTGCGGTGGAGCGAGGCCGTCGTGCATCAGTCCTTTGCTTCACATCTGCGACACACCCAGGCCGGTTCGTCCCACAGGCCTGGTCGCAGGCGCAGGCCACACGTTCGGCAGCGCGGCTGCAGGCGTTCAATTACCAGGGCCACTTCCAGTGCCAGCGCAATGGCCAGCAGGAGCGTGAACGCGGCGAGGTAGCTCACCAGGGAGTCTCGGGGAATTTCGGCGCCGTTGCGGCCGTGGGGCCGCCGAGTTTCAGGCTGGTTCGGCCGTGGCAGTATTTCCACAAAGTGATGGCCGCGACGATGCCCGCGGCCATCTTCGAGAAATTATCGGAGAGCAAACCGGTGTCGCCAGCGGCCAGCAAACCGGCGGTGTGCAGCGCGTTGGGGATGGCGACGAAGAGCGTCAACCAGAATTCTGTCGTCTGCCAGCCCGGCTTCTCTGGGGCGGCATCAGGAGTCGGGGCGGTCGGGTTAGGTTGCTCGTCTGGCATGGGTTTCTCCTACCGTGCTTCCTTGTTGTCCAGGAGCTTGTCGATTTTGTTGGTGAGGCGGTCGATGTTGCCGTCCATGCGATCAAGCTGCAACTTTTGGGTTTCGATATGCACTTTGAGGGCGGCCAGAAGTTCTGCATGACCGAGGACCGTGTGCACCAACCCGCCGCCGCCGGCAAGGAACGCCCCGGTGATGATGCCGATGGCGATGCGCATGCCGATTTGAGAAGGATTGGTTACACCGTTGTCGCCGTTGACCGCTGCCATGGTGTTCTTCTCTCGGGTCGTAAGAGGCGGGCCGGGTTGCATCCTTGCTTGGCCTTCGTGGCCACCCGGCCGCCGTGTGTTCTCTTCGCTACCAAACTAGCCCGCAAAGGGCGACTTCTGCCAGAGCCGTAGTGTGATATGTTTCGAAAAAAGTGGTCGCGCCGATTGGATAAACGCCGTGAGTAGGAATGCCGGCCTGGTGGAAGGGTCGCTCAGTATACTTGCGGGTGTTCCACCGCGTACTATTGTCTTCGGGGGTTTGTGTTCCAGAGCCTGGCGGGGTCCAATCATGGGAAATTTCTGTGGCGCGGTTTATTTGAGGGGTGAAGACGAGCGAGCCGTTCAAAAGATCCTGCAGGATCTGTCGGCAAAGAAGGAATGGCGTTTCCTGTTGGCGCCCCCATTGCAAACGTGGATTGCCGTTTACCCGGAACATCACGGCCAGGACGACAGAGTCTCCAGGGCGATCGCCAAACGCTGGGCGACGGATGTCCTGCATGTTCTTGTCCACGACGATGATATTTTCTGCTACTTCTACTACCGCGCGGGCAAACTGGTCGATCAATATGATTCCAATCCCGATTATTTCCGGAAAGCTTCTGCGGCAAAAAAAGCCCGCCTGCGCGGTGAACCCGCGAGCTTTCGCGAACTCTTGGCGGAGAAACAGCTAAGGCGGCTGGAGGAATTACTGCATCCTGAATCTCACGCCCGCCCTACGTTCGCCTCGGAAGTTCTCCAAAGCTTTGCAGGTCTCTTGGAATTGCCGAATGCATTGACCAGCTATGAATATCTCATGGAGGACGAGACGGAGGGGATAGATGGTTGGGAGCGGTTCATTCACGTTCCTGACATGACAGCGGAGAAGAACCAGCTGAAACAAATGGAAGTGGCCGCTGTCCGAGAAATGCGAGAACTGAGGGAGTCCGGCGTGCTTCTCCTGGAGGAATCGGCCGGTGACGAGTGGGGAGGATCCATGCCGGCCGCCTGTGCCGACAGCCGCGAACCGGGCTTTCTGGTTTGCTTGACGAAGAGTTCCGCTCAAGAACGATGCCCGCTCCAACGTTATGTTCCTCCTTGGTCGCGGGGGCCGTCCCCGACTGGAATAGAGTTCGAGAGTTGTGCATATCTCTTGCGATGTGAGAATTCGCGGGGAAACCTCTTGCTGGCCGGGGAGGGCGGGCGCACCGAGGTGTGGGATCTCGATACAAGGACTCGTGTGGCGACCGTGCCGCACACGACCCATCTCCGGTGGGTCGGATTGACACCGACTGACGTGCTCAGCCTGACCATTGACAAGTTGACAGTTACCTCACTGCGCGAGGGCTCGCAACGCACGATTAGCCTGGTGCCTGGCTCCGCGAGGAACGCAACAGTTAATCCGACTGGCTCTTGGCTCGTCATCAATCTCCAGACCAAGTTGGGGGTTTATGACCTCGACTCAGGAAGGTTCGTCAAGTTCGTGTACCTCGGCCAGCGGTTAGATCACACAACGATGATTGGAGCAGCCATCAGGAAGATCATCGATGCATTGCAGCATCCTGATCCCGAGGCCCTGCAGATACTAATCAAGGGAATGGCCCCGGGCCTAGAGGCCGCTGGCGACCAGAAAAGCATGGTCGAAAGCATGCAACGCCAAATCGAACAACTCCAGCAATCCTTTGGCACTCCCGACCAACATATCCAGGGATCAGATCATCTCGCCGTGGCGGAATTCAGCCCCGACGGGCGCTGGCTTTTCTGCGGTACGGATCAAGGTGTCCGGGTTTTGGATTGGGCCAGCATCTCCAACTCCGCGGAAGACAACCCTTCCCCCATTTACGCCACGGCTCCGGAGCCGGCCAGCGTCATGGACGGCCGCGAGGTTGGTGGAAAGAATGATGTGTACGCCCTGGCCTACGATCGGGTTGGCAATCGCCTCTTGTACGCGGGACTCGCTGGCACAATCGGCTTCGTGAACCTAGCGGACGGGCGGTGCGGAACCCTGCTGGGAATCTCAGGCGCGCCCGCTATCCTCAGTTTGCACCTCAGCTGTGACTGCACTGGGTTATGCTGTATCTGCAAACCCGGTTTTGCGGAAAGAAGCATAAGCAAGCATAAGCCGGCTCTATTGCAAATCTGGAATTACTCCGCGTTGAACGAGCGCGCCGGATGTTAGAATCGGAGCTGACTACGACTTCTTCCTCTCCTTCTCTGAGGCGCCGGCTGGCATGGCACCATGTGCCATGACCTCCATCGTGGGGGCACGACAGCTTACGCGCCTCCCAGGGGCCAAGCGTTCTCTCGCTTGCCCGCGGCCCCCGTAAGCATCGCACCCATATCCGCTGCCTTTCCTGCCTCGGGCGGTTAATCCCGTCACTGCCGTATCTTTTTTGTCACTTTTTTACCTACGTCTCTTGCGAAACGAGCGCGGTCGAGGCTTGAATGGAACCATGACGATCACGGACGATCACCTGAGACAAACGCATGTCCTTCAAGAAGACTTCACCCGGGCCCCGGGCCCTCTCGAAGTCGATCGCGCTGCTGGCATCATCTTCGGCGTTAAGGTCCTGGGCTGGGACTCGGACAATGGGCGGCGCTACCTGCCCGAAGCAGGACAACTGGCGGTGCCACTCTACGAGGGCTGCAAGGTCTTCCTCGATCATCCCGACAAGCGCGCCCTGCCGCGCGACGATGAGGACGCCTTCGGCCGACTGCGGGCCGTGCGCTGGGAGCCAGACGGCGTCTATGGCGACCTGCATTTCTTCCGATCGCATCCGCTGGCAGAGCGCGTCTGTGAAGACGTGGAGCGCGGCCTCGGTGTCTTCGGCATGTCGCACAATGCCAAGGGCGAAGGCGAGAGCATCGATGGCACGTTTGTCATCCATCGAATTGTCGAGGTCCGGTCCGTCGACCTGGTCAGTGAACCGGCCACCGTGAAAAACCTTTGGGAGAGCAAGATGCTTACCCGTAGCGAACGCATTCGCACGATTCTTGAATCAAAACTGCTTACGTCCGGCCAACGCCACGTTCTGAAAAAGCTCCTGAAGTCCCAAAAGGGCGACGACGACGATAAGCAACCTACACACCAGGACCATTTGCTGCACGCGGTGGAGGCTTGCCTCAAGGAGGACATGGATCCTCACGAACGCCACCACAAGGTGAGCCGAATCATGGATATCCTCAATCCCAAGCCCGCGCGCAAGCAGCTCGCGGAAGACGAGGAGGACGAGGAAGAAGGCCAAGTGCACGACGACAAGGCCGACGTCGAGCGCGACGATGACCGAGCCGATCGAGGCGACAAAGACCGCACCGACTTCACGGACGAAGGCCGCTATGAACTCGAAGATGAAATGGCCGACCTGAGGCTCGACCGGACGATTCAGCAGCTCTGCGAAGCTCGAAATATCCCATGCACGGACGAGCTGCTCGAGACGCTGAATGCAATTCAGGACGAAGACAGGATTGCACGCCACCTGGATTATCTGAAGCAACTGCGCAGGCGACCAAGGACCACCAGGCAGGCACGCAGCCAACTTGGCCCGCCGCGGTCACTTCAAGAATCAATCCACGCCACGATTCCCCGAGACGCCAAGAGTCGGCTGCGGTGGCTGATGAACTGAACGCGCACCGCGTTCCTAGGCATTGTTGTGACACGATCCCCGAAAGGTAAATACCACTCCCCTAACAAGGACGTTTTCGCATGTCTACGACACCCGGCGGATATCGGTTTCAATACCCTCCCGGATTTACTTTCAGCAAATATCTCCCGCCCGCCAGTCTGCAAATCGAGGCGGGCGACCTGCTGTACTGGACCGGCAGCGTCGCGCAGCCGTTGTCGAGCAAAACGCTCCTGGGCAGCCAGGTGCTCGATCAGGCTGCCGTCAAGCCGCTCTTTCTGGGCGTTGCGGTCAGCGGGCGCATCACTGCGCAAAATACCAGCGTCTGGCCCATCGATTACGTTGAAGCAGCATCCAATTGCCTCTACCTCGCGGATTGCGCCAGTGCTACCTGGGAAGTCGGCGACCTCGTCGGCGTAGTCCGCAATAGTGGCGCGACGGCGCTGCAAGATCAGCAGGTCGTCAAGGTCTCCTCCGACAACCTGGCGATTGGGCAGGTGTTTCGCCGGGAACCGAGCGCGGTCACGCAAGTTCTTTGCAGGCTCTGGGGAAAAGGCGACCCACTTGGCGACCTGAATCGCTTCGGCCTGGGCGGCCGGCAGGGGACCGGCGTAACCGCCCTCTCGGACGGCAACCAGACGCTCGACCCATCGTACACGCCCATTCTGTCGATGGTGCCCACGGCGGCCCGCACCGTAAAGCTTCCGGTCGAGGCGCAATCGTCTGGACTGGAATTTCGCTTCACGAACCTGTCGGCAGGCGCCAACAGCGTCACCTTCCAGGGCTCGGCCGGCGGCTCTATCAACGGCAACGGCGTCGTGCCCCAGAACAAGAGCGGCATCTTCTGGTGCGACGGGACCGTGTGGTACGGCACAGTCAGTGCGTAGCAATGGTAGTGGGTAGTGGCGTGTGGTGAGTGGCGAGACCATTCTTACGAACCCTACCCTCTATGCACTAACCACTCGCCACTACCCACTACTCACTCGCCACCACTCACTCACCACTACTGCAAGGACGCTTCCATGAACCTATTCAAAACACGTCAGCTCTATGAATCACGCCGTGGGGCCAGTGCGGCTGGGCGAATCGAGTTCGTCAACGAGTGCAGGCACTGGCTCGGCCTCTGCGACGAACACGGCAACGATCACAAAGACCCGGCCGGCAACCGCATGCTCCGGGACCGGCAGATCAAGGCCGAGCAGTTCAGCGTCGCCGAGCTGGCCGAGGCCATTGTCGGGGCCAACTGGCGCTTTTTCTTCGATCCGGCCAATCAGGGCAGCATGTCCGGTGCCCTGCAGCACCGCATGCTCGTGGAGCAGCAGTATCCTGGCGACCGGCGTGCTCTGCTCGAGGCGACCGGCGTCGGCGTCGATCCGACAGCGTTCCTAGACATCAACGCCTTCACTTCCGTGGTCGGCGGCTTGATCGAGGTGAAGATCCTGGAAAACTTCCAGAGCCCGATGTTTCTGGCCGAGGCGCTAATGCCGGCGATGCCGACCAAGCTCAACGGCCAAAAAGTCTTCAACGCGGCACGCATCGGCGACCACGCCATCCGCAGGGTTCCCGGCGAACCGCACGCCCGTGCCCAGTTCGCCGAGCGGTACGTGACCACGCCCGCCACACGCGAGAACTCGCTCGCGGTCGACGTGTACAAGGAAACCGTTTTCTACGACCTGACCGGAAACATCCTCGAGATGGCGGCCAGCGTCGGCGAATGGCTCGGCTACCGCAAGGAACTGGACGTGATCGACTGCTTCATCGGCGTCACCAGCCAGAGCAGCGGCGTAAGCGCGTTCAATTACGGCGGCACGACCTACAACGCGTACTCCACGAGCCAGGCAATAGGCAAGAGCACGCTCGTCAATCAGCAGTCAAACGCGCTCAATGACTGGACGAACATCGAGTCGAGCTGGCTGCTGTTCGCCCGCATGCAGGACCCGGAGACGGGAACGCGCGTGCTGACCAACCCCAACGTCATCGTGGTCAACCCGGCCAAGTTGAACACGGCCAAGTTGATCCTCGGGGCGGCCCGCACCGAGGTACGCACGACCGGCGGCACGACCCAGGCGACAGCACCCACATTGCAGGTCCGCGACACGCCGGGCGCTCCCTACGGCAACGAGATCGAGGTTTACTGGTCGCCGCTTATCGAACAACGCTGCACCGATGCCACCGGCCTGAACCTGTCGCAATCCAACGCCAACCTCTACTGGTGGCACTTCGAAAAAGGCAGGCCGTTTAAATACATGCAGAATTGGCCGCTGACAACGTGGCAGTTCAGCGGCGGCCAATACGAACTCCTCGACAAGGGCATCGTGGCCACCTACGGCGCCAACGAGCGCGGCATCCCCAGCGTCTGGAGCCCGTGGCATGTAGTGAACAATACGAACTAATGGCCAGCTTCGCTCTCTCGCCCCCGAAGCGGGAGCGACGGGAACAACGATAGGGTCGCTGACCACTAAGGGCACAGCAGATGGCAATCGTTGACAATCTCACCACCGCGTACACGAACTACAGCCTGGTCCTGGTGGCGCTCACGCAGGTCATCGCCAACCCAAGTCAGGCGAACATCGAGGCGGTCGTGCTGGCGGCGACGAATGCCGGCGTGGTCACGCCCAAGCCGACCTACAGTGCGGACGGCAAGAACTACGACTGGGTCGGATATCAGAAATTCATCATCGATTCGATGGATACGCTGCGGCAGCGTATCCAGGACGAAGGCGGTCCTTTTCAGCTCGTAACGCGAGGCATTGGTGGCTAATCAATCATTGACATCCGCGGTCGTAAATGTAGCAACCTCCGGCGACAATGTCATCGTGACGGGTGTGGCCGGCAAGGTTATCCGCGTCTTGAATTTCGTGCTGCAGCCAACGGCAGCGGTGGCGTGCACCTGGAAGGACGGCTCGACCGCCTTGACCGGACCGATGAGCGTAAGCACATCGGGCCTTTACCCTGGCTGGGTTCCTCCCCAGGCAGGGGGGCTGACGGTGGGGCACTTCGAAACGACAGCGGGAAACAGCTTAGTGCTGAATCTCGGGGCCAACACCCAAGTCAGCGGCTACGTCAATTACCTACTCGCTCCGCAATAAGCGGACCATACCAAGGAAGGTGACTCATGGCTTTAGGACGACGTTACAGCATCTGGGGTCAACGGGCTTGCGCGGCTACGGCCCCGCAAACCATTATCGGCGTCACGGCGACTACGGCGGTGCGCCCGTTCTGGTATGACATCATCATTGGCAGCTCGGCTACGCCCGCGGATAACGCGATCCTCTGGGAAGCGCAGAGGTACACGGCGGCCGGCACCGGCGGCAGCACCACGAGCCCCACCGCGCTCGACCCGGGCGACCCGACTAACCCGACCAGCACCTCGGTGCAGAACAATTCCACGGACCCCACCTACACGTCGAACACGATCCTGTTCTACGTCGCCTTGAACCAGCGTGCGACGCATCGCTGGATCGCCGATCCGAACGGCCCGATGATTACGCCCGCAACAGCCAATAACGGTATTGGAATGTGGGCCACGAACGCTTCGTTCACCGGCAATATCAACATGACCTTGCACTTTGGAGAGTAGAGAGGAGGGAATAGGGGCTAGGGGCGAGAGAGTCGAAGAGCTTCGCTCGTTGATGGCGCAATAAAAGGCCACAGAGCCCCCCTTGCGCCCTAGCCCCTAGTCTCTAGCCCCTAACCCCACTTGAGGAACCATGGCGCGTATCTGTCCATCTTGCAAACTGGCATTTCGGGCGCACGACCCCGGCGTGGACGTGCAAATTCCGCATGGTCAGGAGAACGTCCTGTGGGTGGGATTCATTTCTCCGCCTGCGGGCGGATATCAAGTCTGCAATGACTGCCTGAAAATCATCGCGCCGGAGCGCTGGCAGACGCTGCGCATGCCCGAGCGGTCCATCCACAGCCCGCTCAGTCGCATGTACTGTGCACTCTGCGACAATTACGCCCGCGAGGATCAAGACCCTGGCGAAAACGGCGTGCTGCACGCGATCCGTCTCACCGACGAAGACGTTGCAGGCACGGAAGAGAAGCCGGGCGTGCGCCTGTGCTGCCACGATTGCTTGCTGAAGTGGCGACCGGTGGTCTTTGAGCGCTGGCAGCGCGAGCTGATCGTCAATCCCGTCGGGCTGTTGGAGGATAAGCAAACGGGCATCTGGCACCTGGTACATGGTGGCATTCACGGTTCAGGCAAAAACAAGCGGGCAGCATTGGACGATTTCGTGGGCCTGGGCGGCATCCTGGCTTGGCCCGCGGAAGAAACTCTTGGCGAATACAACCTCGTATGATCGGCACCATCGAAGACTACCGAGACAGCTTGATCGGCGTGCCCGCGTGCAAGCCGCGTGGAGCGACCGGCTCCGTCTTGATCTCCACGTCCATTGACAGCGACCGCGTTGTCGAACGCGAAATGGTCATGTGCTGCCACTGCGGCGGGCACTGGTTATGGGTCAAGGGGAGCGGCCGCCGGCGTGGTTGGTGCATGCGTTGCAGCGGGTTTACCTGTGGACAGCAAGCATGTGATGCGTGCGTCCCGATGGAACGTCAGATCGAAAACATGGAAGCGGGCCGCGACAGGCTTTCGATGCCGATTTGGGCGGCGATGCCGAAAGCGCTAAGTCCGGGCGGCGTGATTCTGGGGTGATTCGTGTCCTCAACGACCCTTTACCTTCGATCAAATCAGCCGGCCAGCAGCAATGTTAGCCCGCCTATCAGCACGTACCCATCTGGCTATTTGGGCTCATACAATCAGTCCAACTCAAATTACGGATCGTCTTTCGCCGCTTACCTCAGCACCAGTTCGGGATCGAGTCAGAACTTCGTTGGCGGAACGTGGACTACGACAACTGGCTCAGCGTACCTTGCTCACCAGCAGTACATCTCCAACCCTCTTACAGCGCAAACCATTCCTTCGGGGAATTGGAGTATTGGCGTTGCGGGATCGTTTGCAGGGGCTGGCGTTACTAACAAATGGGAAAACTCGATAGCTCTTTACCTGGTTAACGGCAGTACCGGCGCTATACGTGCTGCGATCATTGCTCTTCAAGCCTTTAACGGACTGGCTGGCACAACTTTCGAACTTACTAACTGGTCGAACTCGTTGTCTGGCGCATCTGCCACAGCAGTGGCGGGTGATTATTTGGTCTTTGAATTGGGAATCTGGCTTCACGACGCTTCCACTTCTCCAGCCACCAACGTGTACGATTCAGGAACGACGGCAATTACCAGCGAAGGCGCAACAACGTCCAGTGCACAGTCGTTTATCGCGACGCCTTCTGGTGTGACCCTTGCATTTCAAGGCGCATACGATCTCAGCCAGGGATTCTTCTTACCTCAACCTGAGATCCCCGAACCGAGCTGGCAGCAGATGCGCAGAGAACAAGCAACCGTCTGCAACGCGCAAGCATATATGGACCCTACGCAGGCCTGGTTCCTGACGGACCCGTTCAAGCCGCTAGCCAATCCTGTGGAGTTCGACCATCAGCCGGTCGAATATCCTTATGAATCCTTCCGCATGATGAGTAGGCCGACGCGTCCAGATATGTTCCACGCCGATCCGACGGCGCAAGCGATCTTGCCGGTGCTGCCTCTCACTCCAGGCTGGACACAAGTGCCTCCTGAGAAGCCGACAAGTCGGGCGTTCGTCCCGGTTCGACCTGACGCTACTACGGTCTGGCCGATTTATCCCGACTGGTCGGGGCCGACGCAGGCCGAATCCTTCTGGCGCGGAACCTATGAGCGTGCGCCACGGCAAACCTACCTTCGTAGCGGTCCCGAGATCCACGTAACGTTTCCCTATCCCGGCGATGCTGCCCAGAACGTGCCTCCGCTCGACGTGCCGTCCTACCCGATGCCGGTTTTCGCATCGCAACGGCAATCGAACCGCCGCTACTCCATGGACTCCTTCGTGGCCGTAGCCGCAACGACCGTGCTTTTTGAAACGAACCACGCTTACGACGTGCAGCAGCCAGGCCCGTCGCGACGGGCTTGGTTCAGGCCAATCATTGCTGGCGGCATGGACCGCACGCCGACCGTACTTGTCGAGGTCCTGGAAGATGTGCTACAGGTTTGGAACGTGCAGCAGACGCAGCCGATCAGACCGCTACGCCTGAATCCGCAGCCGTCACATCAGCACGAATTGAGCATCACGGCCCCTGCTCAACTGCCGCCCATGATGGCGTTCGACGTGGCCGCACAATCCCCTGTGCGTCAGCGCAGGCCGGTGCTAATGACGGATGTGGTCGAACGTATCGTGCCCTTCGAGGAAACCATCAGCACCGTCCAGACGTGGAACACGCCGGCTGTGGGACCGTTACCGAGGCTGCCCTATCGAACGCCGGGCCCGGAGACGGTGAGTACGCTGCAATTTACTATCGATCTGACCGAATTCCACTGGGACCAACCATCGCCTACTGTTCCGGCCCGCCGCGTGGTTGCGTTGGGTACGCCACTAGCCCAACCCATTTTGCCTCCCGATCAGGACTTCAACCTGTTCGTGGTCTGGCAAGGGCAAGCGCAGGCACCGGGTACGCAGCGGCGCGAAGTGCAGCAGACATGGTCGGCAGCACTTGAGGCTTACGCTCCCGCGCAAGTACCGCCGATGCTGCCCTTCGATGTGGCTTCGCAATACCCGGTACGCCAACGTCGCCCGATCGCCCCGGGCGATTTTGAAATCAAGCTGACGCCGTTCGTGGAAGACGTAAGTACCCTCCAGGCGTGGGAATCACAAGCGCTCGGCTTACCGGTACGGATGCAGATTGCCAAGTCGTTTACACAGCAGGATACCGCGGGAATGGCCGTTTGGACTCTCGACCCGACCCAGGCGCGGGTATGGGAGGGACAAACTCTTGTTCCCCTGTTCCCTCCGCCGCGCCGGGCCGATACCGGGACTATTGGGCCAGTCCTCCTTGTCGGCGACGTGGCAATCGTACACGCATGGGCTATCGATCCTCAGCCGGGGCCTAGGCAGCGCCAGATCAGCCGCCAAGGCGGCTCGGAGCCGGTCCTCGCCTGGACCACCGATGCCGCGCCCTACGGTGCCTGGCAGGGCCAAGAACAGGTTCCGTCCGGGCTGTGGTCAACGATCAGGATCTGTGCCGCCGCAATCACGGATGGCAACGTATCCCCATCCTGGCAAGGCGCTAACGTGATCATTGTGGCCGGGCCATACTTTGCGGTTGCTGGGCAAATATTCGTGGCGGGTGCGATGCAAGGACAAGCGGTGAACTTATGACGCTGCCGCTGATCACAACCCAGGCTGTCCCCGGTCATTCCGGCGTACTGCTCATGGCGCGCATCGTCGGTCAGGGCGGCGTGTTGATCACGCAGGCGACGATAAGCGCCGTCCAGGTTGTTGTGACCGATCTGACGCAGGTTCTGGCCACGGGCTCCGGGCCTGTTAACACGTACAACCCGAGCATCAGCTCGGTGATCTCTAACGGCTTGCAACAGGTGTTGCCGTGGACGCAGGACAGCCAGGCAAATCCCGGCCCAGACGGCCTGTGGGGCTACAACTTCAACTTCGTAGTGCCCGCGTCGTGCTTTGCGAACAGCGGTGACATATTCCAAGCTGACGCGCGATTCACCCCAGTCACCGGGGAAGCATTCAACGTGAGTTTCAAGATTTCAACATTGCAGACGTTTGTGTGAACAGCAGAAAGCAGGCAGTTGGGAATTGCGCTTACTGCCTACTGTCTACTGTCTACTCCCTTAAGAGAGGGCAGTCGTGCAGCTTGACCTGAGCAATGACTATCTTTGTTGGGATAACGTGGAGTCCGTGACACTCCAATCCACGCGCAAGGGCAACATGACCTGCACGCTCGGGATCGTCTTACGCGGTCAACTCAGCAATAAGGAGATCGCCAAGTCGGGTGGGGCGTACACGGGACTCGACCTGACGTTCCTCATTCCGAACGCCCAGTTGCCGGCCGGGACCGTCCCGAAGCCGGCCGACGTGATCACGGACGGCTCGAATACGGCCTACACGGTCCTCCAGGTCAACGGTCAATGCAAAGACGCGAACGGTTTCCAGGTCTGGCAGACGATCTGCCGTGACCCGATTATTGCCTACGATCTCCAGGATCTGGTGAACATCGAACGGGCAACTCTGTCAACTGACGACACCGGGGCGGTCGTTAAGACGTTCCCGCCGGTTGGCGGGCAGACGCCGTACGCGAACCTCCCCTGCCGCGTGCAGGTCCTGAACGAAGCCATAACGGACCAGCGCCTTATCCATGCCGTGGAGGGCTCCTATGCAGTTTATGTGTCCATGCAACTGGCCGTGAACGTCGCGGAAGACCGGATCAAATGGACGCCGCGCGGCTCGCTGGCTCCCCAGTACCTGGACATGGTGACGTACCACGATGCCCAGCTAATTGATCAACTTCCCGTGATCGAAGCGAGGTTGCGCCCATGATCGAAGGCAAGGTGGAGTGCCATGATGAGGTGTTGCAAGCGGTCTTCGAGACGGCCTATGCAAACCTCGTGCAGGTGGCCAAGTTCTGGGTCGAGAAGGCCAAGGACCTGGTAGGCATCTCGAATGCCGGCGAGGACATGAAGTACAAGCTGCATGGAGCGTGCATCACGGAGCCGGTCTACCTGAACCCCAGTAAGGCCGGCGAGGCACCCCGGGCGATCAGCGGTTCGGGCCGGGATCAGATTACTTTCGAGGAAGACAAGGACAACATGGCGCTGTACGGCGGCGTGAACGAGAACGGCAAACACATGCTGGCCCTTCAGACCGGGGTTGAAGGCGGAAAGATCATCCAGCCATCCGGCTCGAACGCATTGCGGTTCTTCTCGAAAGCAGCCGACGCTTTCCTGTGGCGCCATAGCGTGGAGCAAGGGCAAATCAAGCCCCGCCCCTGGATGGACGTGGCAATCGAGAAGAATCTGGCCGCTCTTGAAATGATCGCAGCAGAAGGAACCGAACATGTTGCGTGAAGGACGGGGCAGAATGGCAAAAAAGCTGAAACCTGGCCAAACGGTCATGATAGGGGATTGTCGCGTCGGGATCAGTTGGGAGGAGGCGCATAACACGGTCCTGGTAATCGAAGCACCGGAAGGGACGTTGATTCAAAACGGTGAGCCTCTCGAAAGGAAAGATCGTGACCGACGCAGATCGTGATACGGCCGATGCCGTGATCAACCTTTGGAAAGCAGCGCCGTCCCTCTCCGTGCTGTTCCCGCTTCCGCCGACGTGGGACACGGTCCGGAAGACCGACAGCAAGGCTGTCATCGCGATGCCTTACGCGACTTTGGAGATCACGAAGGGCAAAGACAACCAGCGCATAACGGGAGGCGTGTACTACGATTATCGAAACGTGACGATCAAGATTGCCGGGTCGATGGCTCCGCTGGCTCCGGCAGTCCAGGCGCAAGCCGGACTTCCTGTGGGTCCCATCAGCGTGATCGCCGCGGCGAAGTTGGCGGTGCTGTCGATGTTCAATCTGAAACTTGGCATCCCAGGGCAGCCTTACACGCTGACCATGCCCTCGGGAGCCAGGTTCTGTCGTTGGTGGCCTCAAAACGATGGCGACATCGCCAGGGACCCCACGGCGAAGGCTGGTCAGGATATTTGGGTAGCGAACGTCAAGGGCGAAGTTTGGTCTGTGCGAACGGACTAGAAAGGATATCGCTATGGAAAGCACGGTATTGACTGCTCCGGGCGTATCTCCGGAAGATGCGCTCCAGAAACGCAAAGAGCTTTTCAAGTCGCTCAATGCCGCGAAAGTTGTCGGCACGCCGGCCAAACAGAACGGCCGAGAGCATGTGAGGGCCCACTGTCCCAAGTGTGGCATGCTCTTTGGCCTGTCGGCTTTCGGCGGACATATTTGTCAGCAGTGTCATACTCCCATCGAGGTAGTGGAGAAACTCTAAGATGCGTTTGGGAAGGATTCCCGCACTTTAACAGGGAGGTTCGTCGATGAATAATTTCCAGCGCGGGGATCTGTGCCCGGTTGCCTGGTCGCCCTTTACAGGCAGCGGCTTCGCAACCGCCTTCTTTCTGAACGTCACGTCCCATAACGTAGATATTTCCAGCTTGCTTTTTGATGTGACCCACACCGGCCTGAATGGCGCCGGCACGGGTCGCATCGCCGGTAAGCAGGATGCTTCTGGAACGATCAATGCCGACTTGGACATTGATAACACGCCTTACGACTACTACGGCATCCGCAACGGGCAGGGCGGGTTCCTAACCTATTTTCTGTCGTCGCCACTGCTGGGAACGCCACGCTTTGTGGAAATCCCGATGAGCATCGAGAAGGTGCATTACGAAGTGGCTGTTCAGTCGCAAGTCAAATACTCGTTCGACGCAAAGATGAACGTGATTCTCGGGCTCGCGGGGACCGGAAGTCCGCCTTTGCTGATCATCTACCCCGCATTGTAAAGGAGTTGCTGTGCTTGAATTCGGCAGAACGCAAACGGTCCCACTCAACGGCAAGCAGTGGACGATCAGTCGGCTTACCTGGGGCATCATCCAGAAGTTCAAGAAGTACGTTTCCGATCTAGTCGGCGACCCTTTCGCCAAGATCGACAATAAGTACTTCGATCTGTTTGCCAAGGAGGAACAGCTTGCCTTGCTCAAGGAAGCCAGGGAGACGGAAGAAGACCTGAAGTGCTTCTCGCTTCAATGCCCTCTAGCGAAGAAGTACATGGCTCGGGAGGAGGGTATTGCCGTATTCGGGCAACTGATGCTGCTGGAGAGTCACCCCGACGTGACCCTCGATCAGGCGTTCGACGTGTGGATGGCGGTAGGTGCGAATCCGGACACGCTGGCTGTGGCTCAGGGAAGCTACCAGGGAAACGCGGAAGGGCCGGCGGACTCCAGGTAGGAGGGCCGGCGGCCTGGCGCATTGACTATGACCACATAGTGGCCCGCGTCATCCACTCGGGAACCGGGTACGACACGGTTGACAAGTTCCTGAACATGACGCCCTCCGAGACGGCGGTTGCACTCGACAATGATTTCGACAAGCCGCATCCCCCGTCCGGCTACCAGGCGCTGCACAGCTTTGAAACGCAAGCCCACATGCAGCGGTGGAGATCACTGACTCCGCGGCAACGTCTCGACCTTATTAGGCAAGGAAAAGCCTGATGATCTCCAAGATCCTGGCAGACCTGCTCGTTCGCTTCTCTGCTACCGGTGTCGACACCGTGAAAGCGGCGAATGAAGGCGTACAGAAGTCCGTGGAGGCTGTCGGCGAAGCGGCGAACGCAACAGGCGATGCCATCGCCAAGACGATGGAGAAGACAGCCACGGCCATTAGCGAGCCAGCCAAGAACCTCGCCGGGGCGGGCGCCGCGAACGCGCTTCCGAAAATCGGCGAGAACGAGCTTGGCCATTGGTTGTTTGGCGGGATCAAAGATCAAAAGGCCAAGGAAGAAGAGCAACTAGTCAAGCTTTGGGAATGGCTGAGCGGAACCAAAGCGCCAACGCTGACTCCTTTTCAAAAGTTCAATTCGGCTGGGATCAAGGAAGCCTTCGATACCGATCCTGCCATTGAGGGCGTTCAGGCGCTCACGGAGACGCTCAACCCTCTGAGGTCGGCAGCGGAGCGAGTCGGCGGCGCGATCGAGAGCCGGGTTAATGCCACGGGCCGAGTGCTGTCCCAGATCATGGCCAAGGAGATGACACCGGCAATCCAGAAGGCCAATGATTCGCTTGTCGCCGAGATAGCCACGATGCGCGGCTACAACGATGCGGCGACGGCAGCCTTTCGCAAGTGCCTCGACTTCGAGGTTGGCCTGGTAGGGGTACAGAAGGGACTGGAGAAGGCTCGTGAATCTGTGCACAGGTTTTCCACGCTCGCGGCTACCGGCTTTGCTACGCTCACGGGCACGGTTATGGGCTTCGTGGATGCAGGCATCGCCTCAAGCAACGTAGGCGATCAAATCGCCTTCCGCATGAAGCAGATCAGCCTGGCAATTGCGGGGTTGTTCCGGCCGGAAATAGAGAAGTTCATCAACATTCTCGAACGTGCGGTGCAGTGGTTGCACAATCTGACTGCCGCGCAGCGGGATAACATTGTGCGTTGGGTCGAAGCGGCGGCCGCCGGATTGGCTGTGGCGATGGTCCTTCCCCGGATCATCGGCGGAATACAGCTCCTCATTCCCTTGGTTAGGAGCGCCGCGGTGGCTATGGGCTTGCTCACGGCGGTAACGCCAGGGCTGAATGTTGTGGCGCTCATTACGGCTGGAGTAGGGGCCTTGACAGCCCTGTTGGTAGGTACGGAAGAAGGGCGCAATGCGCTACTTTCAATGGCAGAGGCAACGAAAGTGCTTTTGCAAAACCTGAAGGAACTAGGTGATGTTATCAGCCAGCTTTTCGGCAAAAAAGACCTCCAGGAAATGATGAAGGATACGATAAACGACATAAAGGAGGTTATTGCTCTAATCAACGAGATCGTCAAATCGCTTCGGGATCTCATGGACAAGCGCACCTGGAACGGAAGCAGCGGCCAGCCCTGGTACCACGTCGATTGGGATCAGATTTGGTGGTATCGGATGTTCAAGACCGGAACACTTCAGCAACCTACCGATGCAAATAAAAAGCCAGAGAATCGCGGCTCTCTCGCCCCTGCCATCGGCGGATTCGAGGCCCCTGAGGCAGCCTGGTTCCGCATCGCTCAGGAGAGCGTGAAGCAAGGCTTCCCAGAGGATGTTCAAAAAGATCAGCTTATAGCTCAGCAGGCGATGCAAATCAGCCTGGACAACATCGACACCAACATCAGCAACCTGCAACCAATGGTGGTAGCCTAATGCCATTCCCGCCAAGAGACACTGACCCGAGAACTGGCCTACCTTGGCAGCTGCCGAAGGCGACCCGGGGACAGCTAATCAAAGTCCCGGAATTACCGGTGTTGACTGACGGTACGCCGATCAGCCAAGTCAACGCCGCTTACCGGAGCTCTCCGGAACTAGCCACGAACGACTCCAACATTTTCCTTGATACGCCGGACCCGATAAGCAACCTGCCGGCGAAGGCCGCGGCTTGCCCTCCCGGATGGGTCGAGATCGAGGATTACTCGGAAAACTGGGGCCTGAAAAATCAGGAAGTAACGCGCACGTTTCAGGGCCTTGGACGGCTCGACAAGCCTTCATTCAATGGGCGCTCGGCTACAGCGTGAACGCGCCGACGCAACCACCGCTCTCCGGACTGACCCGCGTACCGCCCGTGCAGCATCCGGAATACGCATGGTTATACGCGGTGGAAGTGCGCCGCGTGCAGGGCGTAGGTATCCATTATCAGAACCAGTACGCAACCGACGGTTTGGCCAATCATTTCAACATGATTGCCTTTTGCGATGCTGCGTCAGGAAAAGATGGGCTCTCGTGCAAGCTGCAGGTGGTGTATCGAGCACTCGATTATGAGGTGCGACCGGATACGGATTTGCAGGCATTACCAGCAGGAGGTCCTTGGGAATTGCTTCGCAATGTCACCAGATTGAAAAACATGAGCTTGAAGAGCCTGCCCTTGCCTGGCTGGGTTTTCAAATTCATAGAAGGACCGTTCGGACCTCCTAATGCGAAGACGGTTCCGCAGTCCTCTGTAAATCTCATGGTGCCATATTGGGAATTGACGTACACCTGGCACGACGTTCCCGACATTCCGATCAAGGCTATTGCCAACTGTCAGGGCAAGATTAACGCTGGCCCGTTCGATCAGCCGGTTATTCTGAGTAACGTTTTTATTACTACTCCCTACACCGTGGGGGAATTGACGAAAGCAAACGGCTTCACGAGTCCCCCGGTAGTGCAAGGAACAAATGACTTCGGTGGGTATCCTCCCGCAACTCTCCTCTGTTTTCCTCCAGTCATCACGGAATATCGAGGAACAACCGGACGTCGCACGCACGATATCGCGTTCAAGTTCGGTTACAACCCAGCGGTAGGACCAACGGGATCACAGGGCTGGAATAACTTCCCGGCCTCGGACGGGAATTATTACGCAGCCTCTGCGACGCCACAAGGAGGCGGCGCTGCCCAGAATCTTTATCAGTCGGCAGACTTCAACCAACTCTTCACGCAACCGAATCCGCCGATTAACTATCATTGAGGTCCAATGCCAGGAGAACTTAATCCCCTCAACGCATCTGGCCAGTTGAGCCTGAGCCGCTTGATGCAGTTGGCAGATCGAGTAGAGGCGCAGGATCGTGGGCTCCCAGGTGGCAGCGTATCGATGCTTCAGACCCCTGGCGGCACATCGTTCTCGCAGGACGAGCCGCACAGCATGGAGATCCTGATCGTCAACAACGGGACGCCGTTCACGGTAGCGGAAGGAAACTTCTACGACTCGACTTGGCTGAGATTTATTGATGGCAATTGCGACTTGCGGCCCAACGCGACCAACCCGCCGATAACTTTGCCTCCGGCGTGGCTACTTTCACCAACCGGGGCGACACTGGCGCAAGGCCTACCGTATGAATGTCGAGCTGCGGGCGGAGTCACGATCAATAATCAAACGCGGCCGATGTTTGTAACAGTTCCAGCGGGAGGCAGCACGGCCGGAGATCAAGACACCCGTTACTGCACGATCCTGCTATTCGCGATGGGCCCGGGGGATTCGACTATCACCGTTCGTGATGCCGCATTATTTCCCGCTCCGCCATTCACCATCACCATCGAGGCCGAGCAGTTGACTGTGACTGCGGGTCCACCCGGCAGCACTATCTGGAGCGTGACCAGAGGCGTAAGCGGAACCACGGCTGCCGGTCATGAGAATTATTGCAACGTCTGCCAACTTAGGCCGGCCGTACAGACCATTCTCACAAATCCCGCTGGCATTCCAGACACCTTGATAACGGTTGCTGCGCCGACAAATTTCCCGCCATTCGGGCGCTTCTACATTCTGGTCGACAACGAGCAAATGCTCGTCTACGACGGGGCTGGAACGCAGACTTGGTATGTTGAGCGTGGCGTCAATGGAACGACGGCCGCGGTGCATGGGGAAGGGACAAAGGTCTATCACCTGTTGCCTGATGTGGTGCCGCAAGCGCAGCAGCTTGTTTTCGACGACTATGCTTTTCTGCAGCCTGGTCCTGGAAATACGGCCGTGCATCACGAGGTGTTTCAGTTTGTTCGCCTGACGAGTACGACGCTAACGGGCAATGGCTATTACCCCGCTGTCATCGAAGTGTGGGATTCCGTCAACCGCGTTTGGGTGGACAGCTACCCGGTCTGGGTGAAGGACATCAATTCATGACCTGGTACGCCTGGAATTGCTGTCCCGTGACCTTTCCCGCCCCGTGTATCTGCACGCCGTTGGATAAGAATCCCGGTTGCCCGGAAGGCACGCTGATCGGCACATTCAACGGTGCCAACGCCGAACAGCAGTGCTGGGATTTTCTGGGGAATTATCCCAATTGCCCGCACTGCACAGAGGGTGAGAGCTGGCGGATGCTGGGCCGGCTCGTCGGCTATGACCAGAGTGATGCGGACGCGAACAGCGAAGTGCGGCCGGTTTTTGTGCTGGATTGCGCATCCGGAGGAATTGTGGCAACGACGCAAAGGGCCAGCGCCCGCCTGGTGGGGTACGATGAGGGTCTGCCGGTTTTTGGCGTAGATGTGCAAGGGAAGGCAGATGACCAAATAGCCGTCTACAAGGCGCGCCTCATCGGCTACGACTCCGGAGACAACTGCGGTTTGCCGACGCTCCCGGTCTATGGCTTGGTGCCGACATGCCTGAATCCTTGCTTGCAGTTCCTATGCGGCCACACAGTTTGCGGTTGCCCATTACCGAAAACAGTCTGCCTGAACCTGGATGGCACGGATAGCGGGGTCGTCCAATTGACGCGGACCACGAATCAGTACCTGCCCATAGGGCTCACGACCAATCCGCCATGCCTGCTGACGGGCGGGATAAACCTTCCTTTTGGTGACAACCCGTGCGTTTGGGCAGGCTGCTTCCAATCCATTCTGGGATTCACGGTGTACGTGATCCTGGACGAGGCTGCGAACTTTTCTGGAGAGGTTTGCGCATCGAATAGTTATGTCCTGTGGTTCCTCTTTCCGTGCGGCGGCGACCAGTATCGCTGTGGCAATTGGGCGTGGAGCGTCGCCTGCATCACAGACTTCATCTGTCCAGGCATGCCGGGCGGCATGTCGCTTTCGTTCGGCGTGGGCGGCGGACGATGCGAGGCTCTGCCGGGAGTTGGTTGGGGTGGCACGATCACGGACGCGGACTGCTGCGCTGGCGAGCAATGGTACGCTTGCAGACCTTCGGGCGGGTCAGCAACTTGTGTCCAAGGTTTGGGCTGCCCAGGCTGCGACGGCCTGGCGGCTGGTCCATTTTGTTCTCAATGTCAATGTACGGATTATCTGGCACACACATGAGCAAGGATCCAAGACCTTATGGAGCATGCGAGCGAGGAGCACCATTCGATGGCCCATTTCGCGGGGCAGAACACCAGTGCTCCGCTTGCTGGCAATGGCACAGAGACCCCAAGCGCTGCCGACGCATTTGGAGTTCTTCCACCTCCACACGCAGGCCCGTGGCCGTCCCGCTGCCGGCCGCACCACAAATCGCACTGAGTGGTCCAGGCACAGAATTGAAAGCGCTGCTGAAGTCTCTCGGCATCACGACAACGGCGGGCTGCTCCTGCAACTCCAAAGCTGCGCAAATGGACGCCTGGGGCGTGGCCGGCTGCCGCGAGCATCGGGCTGAAATCATTGGCTGGATTCGCGACGGGCAAACACAATGGGGACTGAGCAGCCTCGTTATTGGTGCAGTCAAAGCCCTGACAACGGGACTCGCGCTCTCGCTGAATCCCCTGGATCCGATTCCGGGATTGGTTGATGAGGCGATTCGACGCGCGGAGAACCTCATCGACTCAGTAAGTAATGAATCACTCACACCGGACCCCACAGGCCACACGTAAAGACCATCAGGACTAGCACCATATGGTTTTTCAGGGAGCATCCGACAACTTTGGGACGCTCACTAACCCGACGCGTTAGCGAGGGATGTACGTAGCCCTTAACGCGTCGGGTTAGTGGAGCGTGCCATTATTACTGCTCCGACAAGGAAAAACCGTTGCTGCCAGGCGCAATACAGGGAGCCCAATCAACTCATGCAAGGAGGCAACCATGCACACTGTCGAACTCCGAAATACGCTGCCCTTGTGCAGCGGCGGCCAACAGCGCGTCGATCTTCTTGAGTCCGTCTCTTCACCGCCCGAGGCCATGCCCCGGCACAAGCGCCATGGCAAGCTGCGGCGCGTGCTCGAAGATGACGATGAACCCAGCAGCGAAGAGACGCCGGCTGCTGACAGCTTCGAGCCTTCGGATGCGTCGGTCGATGAGTTCAACCCGCCCCCGGAACTGGCGGAGTGGGCTCGGCAACTGCTCAAACGGCTCACCGGCACGCTCGGCGCCTGGAAGAAGGGACAAGCCCTCAACGACGCCGACAAGGAGACGTTTCAGGAGATCGCGGCCCTGCTGGGCGATCTGGCGAAAAAGGAAGATGCCGCCCAGGAAGCAACTGTCGCCTGGCTGCAAGACCGAGGTCCACGACCGGGAGCGCTAGTTTCCGTGCAGGAGCAGCGTCGCGTCCCAGCCCGGCCGCTCGGCTTGCGCAAGCTCGCGCGCATGAGCAGCAGCCAACGGTTGGCCTATTTCCAAAGCTAAAGGATTCGGCGGCAGGAGATTGCACTTGGGTGCTATCGCTGCGGCCCATTCATACTAGGCCGAAGCGTAAGCGAGGTAACCAGAGGTATCTGCATACGCATGGCAACTTGTCGGTGGCCTACGCTGAAAGCGTTAAACAACTTAGCCCAGGGTCGCGGAGCGCACCCTGGGTAAACACGCAGTCACGAGGGTCTACCCCGCAAGGGGTTGCACAAGCGGGCATCGTATTGTGCAACCCTTGCAGGGTTGGAAATCGGATGCCCTTTTCCTTCCCAGGGTGCGCTGCCGCGACCCTGGGCTATGTTGTGTAACCGCTACGCGGTAGGAAGAAAGTCCCATAGACGACCTTGCTGCCAGATTGCTCACCGTCATCTACGAAAGGATTCTTCATGTACGAAACTTTGCAAGCCATCGAACCGACTGCCGCGGTGTTTCCTACGCCGCGACTCACCAAGCTGATCCCACGCGACCGCCGCCGGCTGTCCCGCGGCCAGCAGGCGGCGCGCGCGTTCCTCGAGCCCTTCACGTTGGAGATTGAGGCCGTCGCCGACCATTACCCCGATCGGCTGCACGATGCCGAGAAGGAAGCCCTCGAACGCGACGAGCAAACATTGGCGGCCGTGCGTAACAATTTTGTCGAAGCGGCCGAGTATCAAAAGCTGGAACGGTTGCGTCACGACCTGGAGGCGTTGCAAGCGGAGCTATCGGCTGCAGAGGCGCTCGCCCAGACCGGTCTGCACAAGGCAAGCGCCGCCCTCGAAGCCGGCAAGGACCCCGCCCCCGCGGAAAAGGAATATGCCAAGGCCAAGATCAACGTCGAGCTGCTGGCCAACCGCGCGCAAACGATCCAGCGCCTCATCGCCGCCGCCCAGGGCGACGCCCAGCAGGCTCTTTGGAACGCCCTAGAAGCCAAACGCACCGAGCTGCTGGCCGAGGTCAATGCGGCCTACAACCAGGCGCTCGCCGACGCGGAGCCCTTCTTCCGCGAGATCGCTCCACGACTCTACTTGTCGGCCTTGCGTGGGCAGGCCCTGGCGCCGGCAACGGTGCAGAGCCGGGCGCCCGCGGGCACGCTGAGCTTGCGCGAGAAGTTTGGGGAGCTGCCGTGAGGAATAAAAGCGCGAGAGGATGAGTTCCGGATCTTCCAGGCAAACCAGTCGTGGGAGGGTAGAATGGCGTAGTGGCAGGGGGATTATCTGAAGGTGAGAGTCCGTATGCCGAATGGTATTCCCGAACAACGAGATCGGGTTTATCGCGCGAACCGGTTTTGGGGCATGATCTGGGATCTCGGTGATGCCGCTTACTACCTCGGTCTTTTCCTGTCGCTCCTCGCGCCGATGGCCATTCTCTACAAGAACATCCGTCGATTCGAGTCATGGCAAGGTTTACTGTGGGGCCTCGGCTGGGCCGTATTGTTCTTGCTAGTTTGCGCACCGGCTGGGTTTGGCTTCAGCCTCGTGCTCAAAGCATGGGCAAGGCGTCGTACCAGAGTGGAACGGCACAGATGAGATGTCGGCATGGTAGACAGGGCTTTCCTGGGATTGCTCGCCATGTCATCGTCCGACCTGCGGGCGGGTGGCATGGTCAGTAGACCAGGCCACAACTCCTGAGAAGTTTGGGGGAGTGCCGTGTGGCTGGGGCCCCGTCATCGTTCCTGCCGTGACCGATGGCCGGGCTGGCACCGGCCATCTTCATTTCTGCTCTTGACCAAATTAGCCAGTGCCATAAAGTTAGTCTGGAGCCTTTATTTAGTGACAGTGCTCACGGAGATGCAATATGGCCAGCAGATTTACAAACCCATTTCGCCCTGGCGCCGGCCATAGACCGCCATACCTCGCAGGCCGGACGCAAGAGACTAAAGAATTCTTGAGGCTGCTCACTCAGAACATCATCATGGAGAATCTGGTTCTGACCGGGCTGCGGGGGACAGGAAAGACTGTGCTGCTTGACACCTTCAAACCGCTAGCAATCAAGGAAGGTTGGCTTTGGGTAGGCACGGATTTGTCTGAATCAACAAGCATCAGCGAGGAGCGAATCGCGATAAGGTTGATTACGGACCTCGCGGTAGTCACGTCAGGGATCGTGGTTGGAACAGACGAGATTGCAAGAATCGGCTTCCAATCGGAGAGAACACAGAAGGCCAGGACGATGAATTTCGAGCTAATGAGTGAGTTGTATAAGAAAACTCCTGGCCTGGTCTCCGACAAGCTCAAGACCGTCCTAGAGCTAGTATGGCAGTGCTTGAAGCAGCGTGGCTCACGTGGAGTGATCTTCGCCTACGATGAAGCACAGAATTTGTCGGATCACGCCGCAGAAAAAGAGTTCCCGTTGTCGCTGCTGCTGGACCTCTTTCAATCTATTCAGAAGAAAGAGATACCGTTCATGCTTGTCCTCGTTGGCCTGCCAACTCTTTTCCCGAAACTCGTGGAGGCGCGAACCTTCGCGGAGCGGATGTTCAGAGTTGTCCCCGTGGACCGTCTCAAAGAAGCGGACAGCAAGGATGCCATCCAGAAACCTATCCAGGATAGCAAGTGCCCGGTCAACATCAGTGACAGTTCCGTGCAGTTGATAATCTCCGAATCAGGAGGCTACCCCTATTTCATCCAGTTCATTTGTCGAGAAGTGTATGACGTTTTTGTTCAAAAAGTAGATGCCGGCCAACGAGCCGCCGTACCAATAGCCGACATCACGCGGAAACTCGACAGTGATTTCTTCGCTGGCCGCTGGGCGCGTGCAACCGACCGGCAAAGGGAGTTGCTGACAGTGATTGCACATCTGGAAACAGCAGACCGAGAATTCACAGTTCAAGAAATAGCCGAGAAATCCCGCGACTTGCCGGGTAAGCCATTCAGTCCGAGTCATATCAGCCAGATGCTAGTCAACTTGTGCGATGCGGGACTCGTTTACAAAAACCGGCATGGGAAATATTCATTCGCTGTTCCATTACTAGGGCGCTTCATTTCGCGCCAGTTGCAGGAGGAGGAATAGGACGTAATTGTTCAGCAGAACTCCCTCTGGGCACTTGTATTGAGGGCCAGGACAATTCCTTCCTACTCCCCTTGAATCTGTACGCATGTACATTATACTGCCCCAAGTCTGCCCGCGTCGGCCGCAGCTGGCGTGATTGGAAGCAGGCGGTCATGGATGCGTCGCTTCTTTCCAGGGAATGCTCGCCATGTCATCGTCCGACCTGCGCAAGCTGCTCGGCTCCAAGGCCACCGAAATTCTCCTCACCCTAATCGACTCCGGTCAACGGTTGCCGCAGGGCCTTTATGAAAGCGCCGAGAATTGCGACTTCGCTGTCTACGTTTACGCCGGCCCACGCGGCCAGGCACCAACCACGCTTGACAAGCCGGCCGGGGCAACTGCTTGCCCGCCCGAGAATCCTAGCGAGACGCTGAGCCCCATCGAGCGCGATATCCTCGAGGCCCTGCGCGACAACACGCTCACGGCGCGAACGCTCGCCAACAAAGCTGGCTACCGTTTCAACAGCTATTTCCGCGCCATCCTTTCCGGCCTGGTTCGCCGTGGCTGCCTTGTGGTCACCGCGCAGGGGTATTGCCGGGCGCCGGCGGTTCAGGGAGCGCCCTAGCCCGTTTTCTCGTGGCATCCGCTCTCTGATCATTTTGGGAACGCCTTACGCGTCCTCACAGCCAATTTTCGTTTAACCGCGAGCCAGCGGCGAGCGCGTGAACAATCGGGACGCTGGTTCCCTTCTGTACACGCGCTCGCCGTGGGCTCGCGGTTAAACGAATTCTCACTACCTGCGCGATTGGTTTCGCTCCCTGACCATGGGGAGGCTGTTTGCCTTATGTACACGCGCTCGCCGCTGGCTCGCGGTTAAACGAATTCTCCACGATAGCGCGATCATTTCTCATTCGTTGACTACCTGACAAGGCCTGCCTGTCCGACTGGACTGGTGGCGAACCTGACAGCCTGACACGCACAATGCCAAGGGCCAAGGACTTTTATTCGTAACCCGTTGTCCATGGTCCAGCGCGGACCTGTGTCGAAGGACCATGCTCATGACCACGCTCCCTCCATATGTGGATGGCTGCGAAAGCTGCCCCGTGTGCCTGAGCGAAAAGCCTGCGCTCGAAGTGCGCTGGTGGCGCGAAGAAGGCATGGTCGCCCACCTCGACCTGCGCTGCGAGGACTGCTGCGCGCGCTGGACCATCAAGCTCAAGGTCGTGGGCTGCAGCGTGCCGCGCGTGCCGGCGGCCAGTCCCTAGACATTATCCGACGGGGCCTCCCCTCTCCCCTGTACTCGGGGGAGAGGGGCCGGGGGTGAGGGGGTTTTGCCTGGGAAAGTCCTGCCCCCTCACCCCAGCCCCTCTCCCCCGAGTACGGGGGAGAGGGGCTATCCGAAAGGCTCTTAGTCCTTCGTTCATTGTTGAAATTCGCAATCCTTCCAACGAAAGGCCCCCCATGCATTGTTCCCAATGTGAAGACCGTGGTTTCATTCCCTCGCCAGAGTGGGTCGAGTGGAATGCGCGTTTCGAGATCGCTCTTGGCGAGAACAACACGCCCGCGGCTGTGGTCAAGGCTGCAGGCCGGCAGCCTAATGGGCCCGAGGAGGTCCTTTGTCCCGAGTGCCACGGCGCTTCCGTGCGCGGCCCCATGACGTTCTCGCAAGCGCTGCGCCACCTCAAGGCACTCGACGTCACCAATCCCGATGCCAGCGTGCAGGTCACGGAGGACTTCCTGGGCCGGCGCACCGTTGTCGCCCAGGTATGGGACGGCCGGGACTGGGTGCGTGCCGGCAGCCTGGCCGACGCGGTTCGCCTGGTGCGCGACGCCAGGGCCGGCGCCTGCACCAGCAACCTGGCCGAGGCCGACAGGGCGGTGCTCGAGGAGCAGATTGTCGATCTGGGAGGCGAAGGATGAATCCACTGCTGGAGACCACGCCTGGCGAACGCAGCGCCCAGGCGGAGGTGATCGAGCTGCGCGAATTGCGTGTCCGCTGTGCCTACCTCAGCGAAGCCTGTGAACGCAAGGACCAAGCTCTGAGGCGTTCGGAGCAAGAAGCCCTGCACTACTGGCAAATGCACGTGGAGCTGCTGCACGATTCCGGCGGCCAGTGGATCGAACTTCGCCAAGCGCGTCAGGACCTGGCAGCGCTTGTGGACTATGCAAAACGGACATTGAGCAATGGGCATACATGCCCGGCAAGCGAGCCCTGCTTCGTCTGCCGAGCGCGTCGCATCGTGGAGCGCCGGGCCGCAACCACATGAACTCTCACCTGACCGAGGACCAAAATCATGAGCCGTATCCGTACCGTTAAACCCGAGTTCTTCAAACACTTTGGACTCTTCCAGCTCGAAGAGACGACCAAGCTGCCTGTTCGGCTTGCCTTCGAGGGGCTTTGGCTAGAAGCCGACCGCTCCGGGCGATTCAAATGGCGGCCTGAAGAATTGAAGATCAGCATCTTGCCGTACGACCGGGTCGATTTTTCGCTCGTCCTCGACACACTCGCCCAGGCGGGGTTCCTGGAGCGGTACGAGGTCGATGGCAAGGTCTATGGCCGGATTCCTAGCTGGGCGGATCATCAGCGCATCAATAATCGCGAGCCTCTTTCTAAACTGCCCCCCTCGCCTACCGAGGTCGCGGAGGAAGAAGCACGCACGCGCATGCACGTGCAAGCATTAGAGGAAGGGAAGGGAAGGGAACAGGAAGGGGAAGGGAAAGGAAAGGACCGCGCCGGTGTTGTCGAAGAATGCATGCATCCCATTCCTGCGCCGCCTTCGGCGGAGGAATTGGCGAAAACCTGGTGCTCTTACCTCACGCGCCGCAAGAACCGCTTGCCGGCCGACGACGAGAACGACAAGGCCGCGGAATTCCGCGAGCTGCTCCGCCTGGGCTTCGAGCCGCGGGAGCTCCTGAAGACCGTCGAGGATGGCGGCCGGGATCGCGGCGAGCACTTCTGGCAGTTCAAGGAGCGGCTGATGCAACAGCAAAACGTCACCGCCCTCAAATACGAAACCGCGTGGCAACGAGTGCAGCGCGTCAAAACCGCGAGGTTCCGCCATGCCTGACTGGTATGAAAGCTGGGTCGCTCGGCACGTTCAGGCCTTCGGACTCTCGAACCAGGATTGCGATGCGATGATGTCCTGGTGCGATCGCTACCTGGCTTTGGGCTACACGGCCCACGAGCTGAACGCCGCCACCGACTCCCTGATCGCCAATCCCGGCGACCTTACCACTTCCTTCGTTGGCCGAGTGGTCGCGCACCTGACGGCCATCGAACGGCATATCCGACTGGCCCGCTCGGTGAACTATCGCCGGGAGGTGGAGGCCAACTACCAGGAGCAGCACCACGGCGACCAGGGCGCCTGCACGCGCTGCGGCGGCTCGGGCCGGGTGGTCGTGCCGCACTTGCTGTCCGTGGTGGACAACGTTTGGCGGCCCATTCAGGTGGCCCGCGGCGGCGCCAGCTATTACACGCAAGCCGTCCTCTGTTCCTGTGCCCTGGGCCACTGGTTCGGCGAACGCACCGTCTTGATGGATCGGGACGGCAAGCAACAGCGCATGATGTCGTTGGAGCACTACCAGGCCCTCAATCCGTTCTGGCAAGGGCAGATCGCGCGACGAGAGCAGGAAGAAGTACGCCTGGCACGCATCAAGATACGCGAAGACCAGCACCGCTCGGACGCAACGCGCCTCGATGCGACGCTGGATCAACTACGCGTGCAGTTTGGGCTGACAGGCTAAGGGATCGTGAGTGATTTTGCCGCAGGCTGGTACTGGGTGCCATGCTTTCGGGCCCAGCTTACTGCCGGAGACTGCCAAGAGCCAACGCCCGAAAGCATGGAGCAGTCGGCGAATGGCTCCACTGCGTTGGGGAACGACATGCTTTCGCGGCCCCACAGGTGCGCTATGGGTGGGTTCGGTAACAACTTGGGCCGCGAAAACATGGCACCCAAGCGCGCACTCCCCTCTCCCGGTACTCCGGGAGAGGGGAGAAGCCTGCCCGCGGCCGCCGGCTGGCAGAATCGCAACTCAACATTCAGGAGGAAACCTCACACATGAGCGCCGCCTTGACGACTGGACAACTTGCCAAACTCATGGGCGTCACGTCCAAAACGGTGATTGCCTGGATCGACAAGCTCGCACTGCCCGCGTACCGTTTGCCGGGCAGCCGGGATCGGCGCATCTCTGTCCGCGATGCGTTGCAGTTCGCCCGCGCCCACCGCCTCGACTGCGAAGCCCTCGCGCACCATGCCCGCCGCCAGGGTCTGATTCCCCTGTCGCCCAGCGTGCTGCTGGCAAGCGACAACTCCAATCTTGTCATGCCGTTGTCAGCCGCCCGGCTGGAAGTCACCGTGGCAGTCAACCCAATCCAGTGCGGCCTGGTGATCGCGCACCATTTCTTCCATGCCGCCATCATCGACGCCGGCCTGGGCATGCAGCATGTCCGCGAGCTGGCCGGGTTGCTGGCCACGGAGGCGCCCGACACGCTCCTCGCGCTTCTCGCCAACGAGGACGCCCACGTTCCGCCCGCAGGATTTACCCTGTGCTGGCAGAAGCCCGTCGACATGCACAACGTGGCCAGCGCCATCTGGGCGTGCCTCAAGGAGAAATCATCATGACGATTCGCGACCGCATTCGCGAGCTGCGCCGCGTGCGTGCGGCCGATTTGCTGCCCGACCCCAAGAACTGGCGGACACATCCGCAGGCACAGCAAGATGCCCTGCGTGCCATGCTCGCGGAAGTGGGCTTTGCCGACGCCCTGCTCGCCCGCGAAATCGCTGGCGGCCAACTCATGTTGATCGACGGCCACCTGCGCGCCGAGACTACGCCCGACGCTCTCGTCCCGGTTCTGATCCTCGACGTGGACGAAGCCGAGGCTGCCAAGCTGCTGGCCACCATCGACCCGCTTGCCGCGCTCGCCGGCACCGACCGCGACAAGCTGGACGCCCTTCTGCACGATATCGACACAGGTGATGCCGCCTTGCAAGAGATGCTCACCGGCCTCGCCGAGCAGCATGGCCTGCTCCCGCTGGAACCAAAAACCGTTGCCGACGTTATCCCCGAACAATTCTGCATCCTGATCGAGTGCAACTCGGAGCAGCACCAGGACGAGCTCTTGCTGCGGCTCCAAGCGGAGGGCCTGACATGCCGCGCGTTACTATCGTGAGGGAATGCCCGGTGCAGCGCACGCCACGGGTTTTGAAGATGGAAGGCCTGTTCGACTTGCCGCCCAGCCAGCGCAGCGGGCAACGCTGGGAGGTGGACTTCGACCTGCCCGATTCCTGGAACATCGGCCTGATCGTCGGCCCCAGCGGCTCCGGCAAGACCACGATCGCGCGCGAAGTTTTTGGCGACGCCATCGTCTCCGGCTGGGATTGGCCGGCCGACGCTTCGCTTCTCGACGGTTTTCCCGCTGCCCTGGGCATCAAGGAGATTGTCGAGCTGCTCAGCTCGGTCGGCTTCAGCTCGCCGCCGTCGTGGGTCAGGCCGTACCGCGTGCTCTCCAAAGGCGAACAATTCCGCGCGACCATGGCGCGAACGCTGGCCGAGAAACCAAGGCTGGCGGTCGTGGACGAGTTCACGTCCGTGATCGATCGCACGGTCGCCCAGATTGGCTCCGCGGCACTGGCCAGAGCGATACGCCGCCGCAACCAGAAGTTTGTGGCCGTCACCTGCCATTACGATGTCATCGACTGGCTCGATCCCGATTGGGTGTTCCAGCCGCACACCGGCGCCATGGAACGGAGGCGTCTTCGGCGTCGTCCCGCCATCGAGCTGGAAATCGCCCGCGTGCGTCGTCAGGCGTGGCCGCTTTTCAAGGACCATCATTATCTGAGCGGCGCACTGCACCCGGCCGCCAAATGTTTCGTGGCGTTGGTTCGCGGCGCGCCCGCGGCCTTTTGCGCCGTGTTGCCTTTCCCGCACCCGCACAGCCCAGGCTGGCGCGAGCATCGCACGGTTTGCCTGCCCGATTTCCAGGGCGTTGGCATAGGCAGCGCTCTCGCTGAATATGTTGCCGGCGTCTTCAAGGCGACGGGCAAACCGTACCGCAGCACGACCAGCCATCCGGGCTATGCGCAGCACCGGGCACGCTCGCCGTTGTGGCGCATGATCCGCCGGCCTTCCTTGGCGGCACGCTCGCACTCGAAACTGATGCAGCGGACGCGCAGCACGAAGCGCATCAGTCACAGTTACGAGTACATTGGGCCCGCTAACCGCGACGACGCGATGGCGTGGGGCATCCTTCGTTCCTGAAAAAGACGAAATAGGTCCCCTGGGTCCTATTGGACCTATCGGTCGCGCAGCGCACCCTGCGCTAGGTTGTGTAACCGCTACGCCCTAGGAAGACAAAATGCCAAGCCACGGCCGGCGCACCAAACTGACGTCGCAATTGCTCGCGGAGATCACCAAGCGCATTGCCGCCGGCAATGATCCCGCAGTGGCTGCCCAGTCCGCCGGGATTTCGAAAACGACCTACTATCGTTGGCTAGCCCGCGGCCGGCGTGCCAGGACCGGCCAATACCGTCTCTTCCGCGAAGCAATCCTGAAGGCCGAGTCGGACGCCGAGGTTCAGGACCTGGCGATCATTCGCCAGGCGATGCTCGGCGGCCAGGTGCTTGAGCGCGTGACGCGCACCAAGCGCGACGGCACCAAGGAAGTGGTGGAGAAATTCGCCCGCGCCGACTGGACCGCCGCCGCCTGGCACGCTGAACGCAAACACGCGGACCGCTGGGGCAGAAAAGAGAGCGAAAAGATCGCCGCCCTCGCGCGGGAACTCGCCGTCCTACGCCGGGAGATGAGAGGGATTAGGGAATAGGGGCTGGGGAGTAGGGGCGAGGGGCGAGAAAGTTGGGAAAACGTGAGGTGCGCAAGCGATGTTCTTCTCGCTCCTCCCCCACTTCGTGCGGCGGCTCGTTTAACCGCGAGCCAGCGGCGAGCGCGTGTACAGACAGGACACTCTTTCCCTTCTGCACACGCGCTCGCCGCTGGCTCGCGGTTAAACGAAAATTCGCTGCTTACGACCAGATTCTTGAGGGAAGCCCACATGCTCCACGACCTTCGCGTCGAGGTTCGTCGCTTGCGGCATCGATGGCGGAAGCTCGATCGTGCAGGTGCGCTGAGTAGGCGTCTCGCTCCGCCGCCGCTCGCGGACTGGTGCACGACCTACCTGCCGGCTTACTTCTATCGTCCGCCTTCTGCCTTTCATTGCTGGCTGGCGGGCGAGCTGGATACGCTGCACACGCGCCGGGGCACGCGGCTCGATGTGATCGCGCCGCGTGGCTGCGCCAAGAGCACCTGGTCGAGCTTCGCCTATCCGCTTTACTGCGCCGTGCATGGCCTGGAGCCTTACATCCAGATCGTCAGCGATACAACGGGCCAGGCGTGGATCTGGCTGGAGGCGATCCGCAATGAGCTGCAAGATAATATGGCCCTGGGCCGCGCTTACTCTCACGTCGCGGCTCCCGGCGATATTTGGCGACAGGAGCGCATCCGCTTGCGCAACGGCGTCGTCATCGAGGCGCTTGGCACCGGCTCGCGCATCCGTGGCCGGCGCAATCGCGCGGATCGGCCCAGCCTTATCATCGTGGACGATCCCGAAAACGAAGAGCACATGACCAGTGCCCTGCTCCGCGACAAATCGTGGAACTGGTTCACCAAGGCCCTCATGAATGCGGGTACCCCCGGCACGAACATTCTGGTGCTCGGCACGACGCTGCACCGCGACTGCCTGGTGCTCAAGCTGCGCCGCTCGCCCGGCTGGCGCTCGCGCATCTTCCAGTCGGTGCAAGCCTGGCCTACGCGCATGGACCTGTGGGCCGAGTGGGAGCTGCTCTACCAGAACTATGAGGACGCCGAGCACGAACAGGCTGCCCGCACGTTCTACGAGCAGCACAAGGCCGAGATGGACGCTGGCGCCCAGGTTTTATGGGCCGAGCTGGAGGACCTGTACTCGCTGATGTGCCTGCGCGCGTCCATAGGCCCGGCCGCCTTCGCCAGCGAAAAGCAATCCGACCCGGTGAACCCCGAGCTATGCGAATGGACGGCCAGCTACTTCGATTATCCCGGCTTCTGGTTCGACGCCTGGCCCGAGGGCCTGGAAATCCGCACGCTGGCGCTGGACCCGAGCAAAGGCAAGGACGCCAACACGGGCGACTACTCCGCCTACGTCCGCTACGGCCGGGACGCCCAGGGCTACGAATACTGCGAAGCCGATCTGCAACGCCGCCCCATGCCGCAAATCGTCGCCGACGGCGTGGAACACGTCCGCCAGTGGAAACCTGACGGCTTCGGCATCGAGGTCAACCAGTTTCAAGAGCTCTTTCGTCCCGATTTCAAACGCGTTGGAACGCTTGAGAAAATAGCGATGCCGATCTACGGCGTAAACAACACGACGAACAAGCTGGTGCGCATCCGGCGCCTGGGGCCAGCGTTGGCGCAGAAACGGCTGCGGTTCAAAGCACGCTCGCCAGGCACGATGCTGCTGGTGCAGCAGTTGCGCGACTTCCCTGCAGGCGATCACGATGATGGGCCGGATGCGTTGGAGATGGCGCGGAGGTTGGCGGTGGAGTTGTGGAATGGGAGAGGTGGGCGAAAATGATGGGAACGCGATGTGGCAGTGGCAGGGCTGCTACAAAATGTGCTTGACGCGGTCTATCTGCTGATGATGAGTTTCACTAAGCTCGCCTATGCTCTATCGCTAGTGGTACAGTTTGACAAGTTACAAGAAGGGTAGAAAACACAATTTGGCATGGGAAGCGCCAAGACGCCCAAATTCATTGTGCCCGAATTGCGTCAAGTCAAGCTGATCCCAGCGTAATGGTTGTAACGCCTAGCTTTTCTATTTCGTGAACACTGGTTCAGTTTTGGGGTTGATTTTTGGCAGCTGACCGTTATGATTTGTCAAGGGCAATGGTGATTTTCAGCTGGGCTACTTGACGATAATCCTATCTGAAGCTCCGCCGGGCACTTCTGGGGGGGCTTTTTGTCAGCTGGTGCTGCGGAATTTTGGAGCGAGTCGCCTTTCTGTCACGCCAAGTTAAGGACGGCTGGGCGTGGAGGTTGCCATGTTATTTGAAATCGTTCGCCGCTGTTTGTATTGCCGCCGCGAGATGGCTGTCTCTGAAGCTGGCTACGCTCAAAATCCATACTGTAAACATTGTGTGGATGAGCGAATCGATGCGGTGAAACTGGCCAACAAGGGCACCCGCTGGCAGTCCACTGGTACATATACGCAGCCGATTAAGGCAAGGAAGTGAAAAGTTCTTGAAGATGCAAGTCCGCCTCGTCAGCGGACATGCCTTTTCTCCAAAGCGACCCTTCTTGCTTCTTCCTGGTGCAACCGCCTGAGACACTGCGGACTTCGACTTCATAACTACCAGCTTCTTGAAGAAGATCGACGATAAGCGAGGCATGCCGGTCCCGGCTAGCCTCCCATCGTGTATTGCCATCCTGCTTTCTTGTCATAATCCAGTTTAGCGCAGGATTTACCTTTCCAAGGGCAGCGTCGAAATCGTCAGCGTTTTGGTATCTTCTAGCCGGATCGACTCGTAATGCCTTGCGGATGACGCGTCGTAAGCCGTCCGGCACATGCGGCTGGAATGCGTTCCTTTGGGGGAATTTGCCCGTTATGATTGCACGTTCAAGCTTTGCCTGGCCTTCTGCTGTATTCACTGGATAACGAGTGGCCTGCTCTTTGTAAAACGCCTCCCCATTCACAGCTCGGTATAAGGTCAACCCGACTTGGTACACGTCTGAAAGTTGGTTACCTGCGAATGCGCTTACTGCTTCCGGTGGTCGCCCCCACTGGTACATCCCTGGCGCATTGGCGAAGCCATTCTTCCCAATTCTGCGCGCTTGTCCGAAGTCGGCAACCAGGGCACGCCCCTGATCGTCAAAAAGGACATTGGAAGGCTTGATGTCGAAGTGAGTGATCTGGCTGCGATGAATTGCGGCCAGACCAATCAGCATATCTTGACCGACGTGGATCGAATCAAGGGGTGATAGTGGGTTAAACCGAATTCTGCCTTCGAGCGATCCGTTCTTGTAGTGCTCCATTATAAGAGTGATATAGTCTGTGTTTCTTCCAGCGGCGCGAATCTTGACGACGTGGGGGCAAGCAGAAGCATGCATCGCTTGGGCTTCCGCATAGTAAGTCTCGAAGGCGCCGTTCGGAAAGCTTGCGCACGGTATTTCTTTTGCCGCGAACTGGCCAGCAAGTTGCGGATCGTCGATTAGGTGAACTACTCCAAAATTACCGCGGCCGATCTCTTTGATCTTGAAGTACTGAAAATTGCAGATGGCAATCGTGCTCATTTGCTGTCTCCGTCGAGAGCTGCTGTTGCAATCAGAATTGCCTCCTGCATCTGCTTTGGGTGGTCCGAGAGCTGAACGCCGCGGACTTCCCTGTCACCAGCCATGTATTCCTTTGGAGAATGAGACATCCCCAATTTCGCCCGAATATGCTGAAGTCCACCAGCAGCTTTGATTGGGATGGCCAGTGACCGCGCGGCCTCCATTACTACGCCCTCGATCCGCAGGCGACGCATAGCGCTCGAAGTCCCAGCCGACTGAGATCTCGCTTCTGGGAAACGAACGCCAGCAACGTCCGCGCTGTGGTTCTGAATAATTCCACGCACTTTCTCTCGATACCAAACGAGTTGGTCGGCATCGTCGTAAGTCTTGGGCGCAGCGAACTTATTCCTAGTCAACACCACTGGGCGATCTCTTGTGCCCTCGACGATGGCAAAGTGGACGACGGTCGGTTCGGCCCGAAAACCGATTGCGCGCATGGGGCGGTTCCTCCAGTCACGTATAGCGTTTCAGTTCGCGACGAGCAGCTTTAGTAAGGCGGTCGCGAATCCAGTCGGAAAGTGTCATGCCCGCTTGACGTGCGGCATCTTCGAGCAGCTCTTTTTCTGAATCGACGGCACGAACGTATAGCCTAGCATTCTGGGCTTTTTCGCCGACTGGCGGCCGTCCCGGTTCTCTTTTGTCTTCCATTCTGATATTGTGCGCACATTTTAATAAAAAGTCAACGGATCGCCATTTCACATCCACTATCATGTACGTACATTATCAAGAATAAAAATCGCGGCCGCTGCTGGAAACACTCGATGGGCTACCGCGAGTGCATGCGAAAGTGTAGCGACGCGCCTTCAAAAGAAGGCGCTCGGCGTGATCTCACTGACGTACCAACTCAACTGAGAAACAGCTAGTATGCGAAAGCGAGAAGGAACGCGCTGGGGCGCTCCGCCCAGTCGCCAATTTTCCCCCTCACCAAACCCCCGGCAGCACCCGCCACTTCACGCGGCGCATGTACTCCTCATACCCCGGCAGCTCGCGGCGCAGGAATGCTTCCTCGAGGAGAATGCGCACGGTTATCGCTCCGAATGGCAACGCCGCCATCGCGATCGCGGCGTACGATTGCAGCCAGAGCGATGTGCCTACCATGATGGGTGGGAATGCTGCATACATCGGATGACGGACCACGCCGTAGACGCCGCTGTCGATTACCTTGTGCCCTCTGGTTTCTTGATGCTTGACCACGGGAGCGGCGAAGGCGTTTTCTTTGAGGGCCAGGAAGACGAGGCCCATCCCCAAAAAGTACAGCACCAGCCCAAGCGCGGAGACCGTTTCGCCGGGCTTCTCCAGCAGGTGCCAGCGGAATGCGTCGAGTGGGATGAAGGCCAGCCAGGCCATGTAGAAGGTGAAATAGAAAAGCAAAACAATCTTGTCCGCCAACGGCTGCGCGCGCTGCACGGGCGCGCCGAGCCTTTCTTCGAGGAGGCCTGGGCTGTACGCGTAAAACCAGGCGCTGCCCACCAGCATGAGCAAGAGCATCGCACCCAGGTAGACCCAGGCGCGCCACCAATCGAGCGTGCCGGCCGGAAGGAAGAGCAGGCTACCGACGAAGACCAGCCCGAACGCGAGTCGTAACGACAACTTCAGGAGAAGCATCGAGTTGTTTTACGGGAGAAAACCTGGAGAAACAGAGGGCTAGAGCGGCGACGTCGGAGACCTTCGAGCGCGCATACTGTCCCGAAGCGTCAGCGAGGCAATCTGGTTACCTCGCTTACGCTTCGGGCTAGTATGGAAGACTTGCCCCGTGATTTGAAACGGAGCGTGGCTCCCCGATTTGTGACATCACCATGTCACTCGCCCCTGGCCCCTATTCCCTCAGCCCTACTTCGTCTGCGGATCGACCCGCTCGCCTGCGCGCAGCGCCTTGGGCAAAAGGACGATAACGCGGTCTTCGGGGCTCAGGCCCTTCTTGATCACGCGCATGTCGCCATCCATTGTGCCTAGTTCGACGTCGCGCCGCTCCACATTGTTCATATCGTTCACGACCCAGACCCAGTGCGACACTGGATTTCCGCCCGTTCCGCCCGGCATGCCCATACCCGGGTTCATTGCTTTATTGCCTCCTGGAAGGCTGAGTTGGCTGCCAGGAGACATGGCTTGATCGCTATGAAGGCACTCCTCCGGAATCTCCAGCACCTTGGAAGCCTTGCCTACCGGCATGCGCACGCGCACAAACATGCCGGGCAGCAAGATATGCTCAGGGTCCGGCAAGGTGCAATGAATGCCAATCGTGTCAGTCTGGGCATTGACTTGTGAGTCGTAGCCGGTGATGACCGCTTTGCCTGGGTAGCCTTCTTCGTCCGCTAACTGTGTTTTGACTGTGGTGCCCACGCCCTTTACCTCACCCTTGGCAAGCAGCCGGCGATATTGCAGGTAAGTGCGCTCGTCCATGTGGAAACTGAAGGTGATCGTGTCGACGGTTGCGATCTGCACAAAGACATAGCTTTGCAAGGAATCCTCGTCGACCCCCGTGCCGGTGCTACAATTCAAACGGACTACCTGACCGTCTAGCGGCGAGACGACCTTGATCGGCGCCATCTTGAGCTGGGCTTGGCCGATAGATATGCGCGCCTTCTCCTCCGCTGCCTCAGCGAGCTTGTTTTCCGTGGCGGCTTGAGCCAAGTCCTGAGCACTAATCTTGCCTGCTTCGTAAGCTTTTTGGGCATCGCGCCATTTACTCGTGGCTAGTTGATGCTTCCGCTCTTCTTTTGCAAGAACATCCTCGGCCTGAAGCAACACATTTAGATCTTTCATGCGTGTAATTTCGAACAGCCGGTCGCCTTTGCGGACCGTGGCGTTCGGTTTGACGAAGACATTCTTGACTACGCCTGCCACGGGCGAGCGGACATCCACTTGCGAACGCAGCCCTAATCTGCCCGTGAAATCCTGAAACGGCGTGAACTCGCGCCAGACTGGTTTCTGGACGATGACCGGCAACGGTCCCGGCGCAGGCTCCTTCGCCTGATCCTTCGCAGGCTGAGCCTGCGGCGGATCGTCGGCCACGGCCGCTGGTTGCTCCATGCCGCCGGCGTAGATGCGCAGCGCTACGCCGCTCCCCAGAAGAAATGTCGCGGCGAAGGCAATCAAGACCACGGCCGCTTTGGTGATTTTCTGCATGAACATGATCCTCAAAACCTCCTCGGTCAATTTCGAGACTCGGGCGGAAACGCCGGCCGGCCCTGGACCTTGGCCGGCCGGACTCGCGGCGCGCACGATCTGAGAGACCAGGCTGTCGGATGCCCTCGCGAACGAGCCAGCCTCGCCAAGAGCAGCCACGACGGCAGCCGCGCTCAACATCAGGCCGCGCTGCGTCAAGCGTACGCGGAGGCGTTCACGTGCCCGCGCCAGCCGGCTCGCCACGGTGCCGCGCGGGCAACCGAGCTGGCGAGCAGTTTCGTCCACGGTCTTGCCTTCGAGGTAGCAGAGGACCGTTGCGGTGCGCAGTTTCTCCGGCAGCCGGCTCACTTCTTCGTCCACGAAGGCGCGCACCTCTTGCTGCTCCACGCCCACCTCTTGACTGGCAGGAGCGGGAACCTCTTCCACGGCCTCGAGCGGCTGCGCCTCTCCGCGCTCGCGCGCGGGCCGGGCCGACAGGGCCACGCGATAGGCGACCCGGTACAGCCAGCCAGCAAGGGCCTGATGCTTGCTGATGCTCTGGCTCTTGCGGGCGAGGATCAGGAAGGTGGCTTGCAGGGCATCCTCGGCATCGTGGAAATCATGCAAAATGCGCCGGCAGACGCCGAATACGAGTCGTTGATGCCGCCAGACGAGCAGCTCGAACGCAGCCTGGTCGCCGGTCGCGGCAAAGCGCTCCAGCAGCGCGCCGTCGCTAATGCCGGCTTCGCCCTGGACCGCCGTTCGCCGGATCCTGCTCAGAATCCACGTGAGGTTTAGCCTATCTTGCGCAGTCCGAAGAATGCCCAGCGACCCCTCACGCGGAATTCGCGCGCGGGGGGTCTTACTTTCCACTACAAAAGGCGATCGGGACTGAGCCGTTGGGGTAGCTCGACG